GAACTGCTCAGAATCAGCGGGCAATGAACCTAATTGTCCACGTGGCCATTTTATTCTAAAGTCTGTGTTCTCTGTTAGATCTTTCTCCATCAATTCTAATCTTGTTGAGTGTTGGTTAAGACGTTCTACCATGTTGAAATAGCCCATGGTGCCGAGGGCGACGATTATAATCAGGGAGACTACCGTCTTCATAGGCATCTGCACGGCTGCTTCTTCTCCGATATGTAATGGTTTATTTGCCATTTCTTTTCTTCTGTCTTTTAGGTGTAAACAATTTGTCTATAAGTGCACAAAATTTGTCCAGTCCCGCAAAACATTTATATATAAATCTGTCAATCATTATTTTTCTTTTGGTTTTGGTAGAGGGATTATATAGTCTTTAGACTCTATTTTCAATGGAGTGTGTTGACCCGGCTTCATACAAAAAGCCAGTAAACATAACAATATTATTACTATTGCTGTGAATTTGTAGTTCATAAAGGCAATCTCCGGTCATAAATTAAAATATAATCGCACCTACTATGAATCCTGCTACAGCACAAACAATTTCTCTTCTATTGTGTAATTGCCATATCAAAAATTTTTCTTTGTATTTATTTATCATTGTCTTCCTCCAAGTTTCTCAGCTTATAATCATAACTGCCTTGTTCGTGTTCGTCAGTTATCCATTTAGCAGAGTTTTCTACGGAATATATCTTACTGGTTACTAGTCTATTAATCAAGTTTTTTGAAGGGTCTACACCCATAGAAGCATCAAACATTTTAAGCCTATTATTGGGCTGTATTGCAAAGTTTCCATCCTCTAATTGTAATACATGACCACATTTATGTTGGTCTGGTTTTTCAGCATAGCCAAAATTTAACTCATTAAAATCACCTGCGCACCAATCAATTGTAAATAAATATTTACCTTTACGTTTTACTTTACGTCTAGATGTATATTGCATTGTAGCACCGGCTAACTCGTAAAAAGTTGTAACACTTACATTATAACTAAAACAATCCCACATAACTAATTCATCAAGGGGTAATTCTTTTACACCTGGTTTTGTGCAAAAAGCTGAGATAGGAGCTCGCCACCACAGGCCACCATCTTCCATTAAAAAATGAAACATAGGCACTCTGTTTGGTATAGAACTAAAGCCAAATACACCTACTTCAAAATATTTATCGTGTGAATCTTTTTGATCTCTGAGGTAATTACCTCTGACATAACACTCTATGATCGGTATGTTTGCATTAAGATAAGCCATTAATCATTTATACTCCCCCAGTTTTTGCCGTGTTCGTAATCTACTTTGTTTGGAACTTCTAAACTAACAGCTTGCTCCATAATCTCAACAACCTTTTTGGCTTGTGCGTCATTTTCTATTGAGAGACATAACTCATCATGTATTTGTATATGTGCTACAATTCCTTCTTTGTATAATTCTAACATAGATTTTTTTGTCATGTCAGCTGCACTACCTTGAATTAATTTGTTTAATGCTTTGTATGTGTAAGCTCTCTTGATCCCCGGTCCATGTTCCGCCAACGCATCTTCATGTGTCATGGCTTTATGCATACCAAAACTATTAGGTTCCCATAGATGAAATCTACATAGTCGTCCCAGCAATGTACGGATTTGTCCACGGTCTTGTGCTCTGTTAGATGCTTTTTCCATAAGCTGTTTAACAAAAGGTACCTTGCCATGATACGTATTAAATAATTCTGCAGCTTTGTCTTTACTAACACCTAGCTCTGCCTGTAGTTTAGCTTTACCCATACCATAAAATAATCCTAAGTTAATTGTCTTAGCTTGTGATCTAGGTATCTCTGCCATGTCTGCTACTGTCTGGTGAAAGTCTGAGTTAGGATCATTTTGATAAGCGTCTACTACATCGTAAACTGACGGTAATTTATATAAAGCAGCATAATGCACTACCAGCCTAGGCTCTTGCTGAGAATAGTCAAAACAACCCCACGTATGGCCCTCCTCTGGTATGAATAACGACCTTATCTTAGGTCCAAGATCCTTGTTTCTTGCAGGAATCTGCTGAAGGTTCGGGTTCTGATAAGAGAACCTACCAGTCACCGTACCTCCCCCAGCATTACGTAATTGGTTTATCTCTGCATGAATTCTACCTTTGTGTTCATAACGTAGAATAGAATCTATAAAAGTTGTGTGTGCTTTGTTAACTTCTCTCGCTTTCGCAATCATGTTAACGACAGGATGTTTATGTTCCTGTAAAAAGTTTTTTGTAAATGATGGTGCTTGTGTTTTTTCTGTTCTCTCAAATGGTATTTTTAAATTTTCAAACACATCTGCTATACTACTTGCCGCCCATATTTGTGGACGTACATTGGTTTCTTTTTCAATCGCAGTTAACAATGCATTCTCTTCATTAATTAATTGTTTCTTAAGATTATGTGCTGCTTCTACATCTACTCGCACACCTTTAAATCTCATGTCAACCAGGCATGGGAATAAATCTGTTTCTAAATTAAAAATAGATTCTAGATCTTGTGATATAATTTCTTTCTTCATTTCCTGCCATAAACCAAACGTTGCTTCTGCATCACGTTCAGCATAAGCACCAACGTTAAGTGATGGTAATTTATACATTTCAGATTTTGGATCTATTCCCCACTCAGCTGCTGCTTCTGCAAGTGCGGCTTCGTTTTTACCAAAACCTAGATACTTCCAGGACAAACTATTGAGATCATATCTAAATCTATTCTCATCAGTCACAGCTGCGGCTATCATTGTATCAACAATCATACCATTAATTGTTAGACCCATAGCTTTAATCCAACATACATCGTACATTGCATTGTGAAATATTTTTGTAGAATCTGTTTTAAGAATATCTTGAAACCACTCTAAAACTTTTTTACGATCCATGTTGCCACCACCTTCGTGTGCAATAGGAAAGTATCCTTTGTAATGTGCCGTAGCTACAGCAATACCTATGACTTCACCATTACCAATAATAGATCCAGATCCTTTTTTAATTAAGTCAGGATCTTTTGTTTCTAAATCAATTGCAATTTCGTCAACCTGTCTAAGGTCTGGAAATTCTGTAGGTATTACCCATTCTGTTTGTGCGCTGAACGTAGGTATTTTCATAAGATTAAATAACAAAGAATTAATAAACAAGTAAACAAACCCATGTAGGCTGGTATATGATTATTTGGTTCCATAGTCCCTTTCAATTATCATTTCTATAAAATGTATTGCTTTTTCCAAGTCTTGCTTTTTTCCTTTATCACGGTGTCGTATTATATATTTTATAGCACAACCTTCCGGATATAACAACTCATTCTCAACTACAAATTTGCTTGGCTGAATTTTGTATTTTTGATAATGATTCCCGCCGTGCTGCTTATCCCAAACTTTCGATGTCATAACCTTTATCCTCATGTTTAGCTGTTAGTATGTATAAATTTTGTTTTGTACGTGTTACGCCCACATACCAAACTCTTTGTTCTTCATCATATTTGTCTTCACTTCTTTCTACTGCTTCTCTTATTTTTTTTGTATTATCTAAAATTAATAAAACATTTGTTGCTTCACCACCTTTTGCTGCGTGTATAGTAGATAATTTTACTCTTGCAGGTTTAGATAATTCTTCACCCAATCGTAACATTTCTCTGATGTATAAACTTTCTTCTGGATCTGTGTTAAATACCTCATACCACTTTTGAGTCCTTGAATAACCCCACTCAAATAAATCATACATTCTTTCTTCTTTAGGTGTTTCTTCTTCTAAAAATTCAAATAGATCTTTTATCTCAGACAACGATAACTTGTCTCCATTAGTCCAACGTGTGTAGTCTTGTATTGATTTGTACAATCTTGTCTTATAACTTTTTCTACCTTTTATTTCAAAGTAAATAGCCATATCTTTTAATGTAGGTTTTAGTTTTGTTAACTTATCGTTTGTTCTTGCAAGTATTAACCAATCACCATCGTGAAGTGGTGCATCTTCAATAGACATTATATGATTCGTGGTCCCTGATTCCGGACGCGGTGCCCACAGTTTCATTATTCTTCTGTTATCAGGTATCCTGCTTAAAATTTGATCAGCTACGTGCTGTACTTTTTGTGGTACCCTGTAAGATTGTGGCAAGATTATGTCTTTAGCCGGCTCGTCTTGAAATCGTTTGACATCTGCACCGGCCCAACCATAAATAGCTTGATCATCATCACCGGCTAATATAACATATTTAGAGTTTTTCTTAAGTATATCGTACATTTTCCATTGTATTGGGGATAAATCTTGTGCTTCATCAATAAATATTACATCATATTTTGGACACAATTCTGCCACATTAAATTTTTCGATCATGTCTGTAAAATCTACCAGGCCATATGCCTGCTTATAATTATCTACTTCATCTTTTAAAATTTGTAATTGATGTTTGTCTATGTCCTCTGAATACATATCTGTGTTATATTCTTCTTCGATAGATACGTTCTTGATTCTTGCTGCATTAATAATATTAAAGTATTCGCTATCAGAGTCTACAAAACCCGTCTTCTCTTCTCCGTTAGAATAGACTGTAACTTCTATACCTAGTTTTCTACCTATGTCTTCGTAGTGTTCGTCCTGCATTACCTGTGCTTTCTTTATACCTAGTTGATTAAAAGCTAATGAGTGCAGTGTTCTAAAATGTTTTAAATTTTTCTTTTGTAATTTAGGGTATGCATCTAACATTCTATCTACCGCTTCGTTAGCAGCTTTAGTAGTGAATGCAAAGTAACCTATCTTATCAATAGGTGTACCCAGTTTAACAAATGTTTTTACATACTTAATAAGTTTAGTTGTTTTACCCGTACCTGGAGGACCCAATATTTTTCTAATCATTACATTATCTCCGTGTTGTGTTTTATTTTAGTATGGTTTATTTCTATGTCTTCAAACTCTTCTATACTTATCATTACAATATTTTTTGTAGGTGTATTGTATTTACCTTTTTCTTTTGTTGGATATCTTTTCTGTTCTAAAAATTGTATGTCACATTTTTTGTAATTAGTTTTCATCATTACACCTGTTTTGTCCTCACCATGTTTCCAGTTTTTAGATCTTAGCTTGTCGTAGAACTTGTCAAATTTAAAGTATGCATAACCATCTTCAATCAATACTGTGCCAGATTTAAATGCTGCATCGTTCATAGCTTTAGGTCCATTTATTTTTGCATGTAATACATCGTGTAGTTTTTCTTTTGGTGATGTACCTACAGGAGGATTAATTACTTTTTGTGTTTGAAACAATGCTTCCAATACTGTTTGATCTTCTGGTGCTTTTATAATTGGTGGTGGGAATCCTGCAGCTTTTGCTATTGAGTTTCTACGTTTACGTTGATCTGTTACATGTTCAATTGTTTTACAGTGTACTGTTGCTTTACCAATACCATCTGGTTTTGTTACATCAAATTCATATTCTGGATCTGGTTCTATATCTATCTTTCTTAAGTTTGTTAATACAGGGTATTGTCCTTTAGATCCTGCTAATATTCCAAATTTCTTTTTTACACAAATACCTTTCTTACAAAAGTCGCTAAGAGGACTTTGATTACAAGTGTAACCTTTTTCTGATCTATTCCATGATCTTGTTTTTTGTTTTAGTTTATTATCATCCCATGCGTTTGCATGTTCTCTTGCAAAATATTTAACCGGCGCATTCTTTACTTTCTGTTCCCAAGTATCTGGGTATTTCATTTTAACAAACACATGATAGTTGTACATAAATCTGTCTTTGCCATCAAAACTAGCTTGGTTAGATACTTTAGATATCAAAGCAAGACAAGGAGGTCCTTCTAAAAAATCTTCATCTACACCTTCCATAGATTGCTTTTCCATTTCTTCAGTTAAAGATTTTAAATCTTCAGTTGTAGTTATGTTTGCATCTACAACTTTTATAAATTGTTCTAGTGTAAAAAACGTACCATCAATGTTGAGAGCTCTTCGTTGTCCACCATAGTATGGTAAATTTATAAACTGTCCTGGTTTTATAATCCCTGTTTCCGGATCCTTGGTTAGCTGTGTCTGCTTGGGAAATATTTCTGTATCTGGTTTGAGATTAAACAAAGGTAATAAATTACTTAAGAACGATACAATAATTGTTGATTGCACAAACTCGTTCATAAATAAATATAGATGCAGCCCACCGCTTTTAGACTCAATAGGTATAAGTGGCAGCTTGTATTGTTGGATTGTTTCTAAATAAAATTTTTTATCAAAGTTCTCGTATTTTTTAGGATCTATATCGATAACACCAAACCTAGAATCCCCACTCTCATTAGTTGGTTGTATACCGACAGATATTTTACCTGCTAAATGTTCTTGATAAATTGTGTCTGTAAATTCTTCGTAAGTCCACCTGTAATTAGGTTTTTGCTTTCCGCTTTCTGGGTCAACAATTGCGTTGGTCCAATCTGCAATACCATACGCATGTCTATAGCCATTAAATATCTTTATATATTCTTGCATAATTATCCTGTCTACGTGGGCCACTCAGTCTCCCTCCTGGCCCACGCTGTGCACATTCCCGAAGGAATTATATAATGCTGCTACTTTCCGCTGGTTTCTGTTCACCATGCTTCGCTTTCACTGCACCTTTTGAGATGCTTTCAGAAAACGATTTAGCTTGTTGATAGATACTTGCGTCAGTAATAGGACCAACTTTACTTACTTCCCAACCAAA